TTAAAGGAGTTAATCAATGGATCCAAATAACATTAATTTAGATAATCTATCTAAAAGTTTTGAATACACCAAGTTGGCAGGTGAAATAGATAGTTGTAGAGACATTGAACAAGTCAAAAATATTGCTAAGTGTTTTTGCAAACTTTATTATAAGCAACAAGAAACAATGGCAGCAATAGGTATTCCAAATGGCAACTAAAAACGTAACCTTTGATCCTGATTCTGGGGTTCCATATGGAGTAAATTTGAGCATCTATGGTGGAACTGATTTTTCAACTACTTTTAATGTAAAAACAACATCAAATGCGGCTTTTGATTTGACAGGATATTCTGGTGCAGGTGCTTTGGCAAAAAGTGTTGCTGTTGGTGCTACTCTTGGCGCAACAGATACTTTTAGTGTTGGATTTACCAGTGCATATGATGGAAAATTAAAAATATCTCTAACAGATACTGAAACAAGCAATTTGACTGAGGGTAGATATGTTTATGATGTTCTTGTAACAGTTGGATCATCAACGTATCCATTGGTTCGTGGAAATGTAAATGTCTTTAATACCATTTCATCGTGAACCTAAATACAATTAAGGAATTAGTGTATACATGGCTCAACCAGCAAGTAGGGCGGACCTAATAAACTATTGTAAAAGACAACTGGGAGCTCCAGTTTTAGAAATCAACGTTGCCGAAGAGCAAATTGATGACCTAATAGATGATGCATTGCAATATTTCCACGAGAGACACTTTGACGGTGTAACTCAAACGCTTTTAAAATATAAAATAACTGAAGAAGATATTAATAGGGGAAGAACAAGAGGTAATAATCAAACGGTTGGAATCGTAACCACAACTGCAGATGCTACAATTGATGGATCTACAGTAACTTTTTCGTTTGAAGAAAATAGTAATTATCTTCAGGTTCCCCCAGAAGTTATCGGGATAACGAAGATCTTTAAATATGATGGTTCACAAACAGTGTCTAACAACATGTTTAGTGTGAAGTATCAGATGTTCTTGAATGATATTTACTATTATGGTTCTACCGAACTGTTGACATATTCTATGACAAAGAGATATTTGGAAGATATGGATTTTCTTCTGAACACTCAAAAACAAATAAGATTTAATCAGAGACAAAATAGATTATATCTTGATGTTGATTGGGCAGATGTCACAAAAGATGATTACATAATCATTGACTGCTATAGATTGTTAAATCCAAATGATTACACCAGAGTTTGGAATGACTCTTTCTTGAAGAGATATGTAACTCAACTAATCAAACGTCAATGGGGACAAAATCTTATGAAGTTCCAGGGAGTAAAACTTCCTGGTGGAGTTGAACTTAATGGTAGACAGATTTACGACGATGCCCAAAAAGAACTTGATACTATCAGGGAGATAATGTCCAATACTTATGAACTTCCTCCTTTAGACATGATCGGTTAAAATTATGCTTAATCCGTATTTTCAACAAGGATCGAGGTCTGAACAAAATCTGGTTCAAGATCTAATCAACGAACAGTTGAGGATGTATGGTGTCGAAATACACTATCTCCCAAGAAAGTATTTGTCTGAAAATACTATTATTAAAGAAGTAATACAATCTAAATTTGATGATGCATATCCAATTGAAGCATATGTAGATAACTTTGAGGGATATGGAGACAACACAACTATTTTATCAAAGTTTGGTATTCAAGCAACAAATGAAATAACTTTGATTATTTCAAAGGAGAGATTTGAGACTTACATTTCTCCTCTGATTAAGAACGAAGAGAATATCAAATTATCAACCAGACCAAAAGAGGGAGACTTAATTTATTTTCCTCTTGGTGATCGTTTATTTGAGATTAAATTCGTCGAACATGAAAAACCATTTTATCAGTTACAAAAGAATTATGTCTATGAGTTGAGATGCGAACTCTTCAGATATGGTGATGAAGTTATTGATACGGGCATTGATGAGATTGACGATACTCTAACCGGTGGAGAGTCTGATGGACTTACTGAAGATGGAATATCTACAATTATTGGAAATACTCAAAGATTAACTTTGATTGGTGCAGCTTCAACTGCAACAGCATCTGCTGGTATTGCAAATGGTGCAATTAGGTTTATTAGAATTACTAATAGAGGTGGTGGATATGTATCACCACCAAGAGTAGCAATATCGTCTGCTCCAACTGGAGGAGTTACTGGTATTGCAACTGCAATAATGATTGGTGGAATTAATGTTTGTAATCAAAGTGCAAATCCAAAGACACAATCTGTTCAGCAAGTTCAAATTTTAAATGCAGGTAGGGCGTATACAAGTCCACCTGGAGTTAGATTTGTATCTAATAGTGGAACTGGTGCTGCAGCAACAGTTGGAATTTCAACAACGGGTGGTGTTGGAATAGTTACAATATCTTCAGGAGGATCTGGTTATACAACCTCACCAACAGTCACATTTAGCACACCCAAACATGTTGGAGCAGCTGCTACTGCTATTTTAGATTCTCCAATGGTTAGCACAGGTGTTAGTGTTACCTCCGCTCCAATCAGTGTAGGAGCATCTTCTTTCTTATTCCCAGGTGGAACAACTGGTGGTGTGTTCTATGCCACTGCACCAACAGTTACGTTCTCTCTACCAACAGGAACTGGAAATGCTGCAGAAGCAACTGCAACTCTTGATGAACTTGCACAAACTGGAGGAACAGTAGAGACTCTTGGACTGACAACTGGTGGTAGATTCTATACCAGTGTTCCAACAGTAACCATCTCACATCCAGGAACGAGTGTTGCATCTGCAACCATAGGAATTGCTGGTTCCTCTATCAATCCAAGTTCTATTGCATTCAGCACCACTGGTAGAGCATATACAACTGCTCCAACGGTTGCAATCTCCACCTCTGGAGTTATGGATGCTCCAACTCAAGTCGCTGTTGGTATTGCAACAATTGATTCAGTAACGGGTATTGTCACCGCAGTTGGATTTAATACCACTACAGATCCATGGTGTGTTGGCACTGGAGCAACTATTGGTCTTGGATATACTGTAGCACCTACAATATCCTTTAGTGGAAGTCCATCACCAGTTAGAGCAACTGCTACAGTTACTGTTTCAGTTGCTGGAACGGTTAGCACTATTAGTATAGGTAATAGTGGATTTGGTTATCTTACTGCACCAACAGTTACCATTGCAGGACCTGGAGGAGCAGACGAAAACTTTAGAGCACTTGGATTTGCAACGATTAGATCTACATCTATTAAGACACAAGGTACAATCGGTATTGGATCTAACGTTATCACGGGTATCACCACAACAAATATTGTTATCGGAGATAGGATAAGACTTGGTGTTGGATACAGTGATGCTTATAACTTTATCCCTGCAGAAACTTTTGTTAATGGCATAGGACCAGGAGTAATACGAATATCTAACGCTGCCACTAATGTCGGTATCGCAACTTCCGTGTTTGAATTTGGTAGAGAAAATTGTGGTGTTGTAACTGGAATTGCTGTTACATTTGGTGGTGGTGGTTATCTGAGTCCTCCAACAGTTACAATTTCTAATGAAGTATCTGAGAAGAATTATATAGACTTCCCAGGTATATCTACAGCAACTGGTATTGCAACAGTAAGCACTGCAGGAACAATATCTCATTTAAATATTTTAGACGCTGGTTTTGGATATGTGATAGAACCAGAAGTAACTGTTTCTGATGCGGAGTCAACTGGATCGGGAACTTTCAAATTCAATGAAATTGTTACTGGATCTGTAAGTGGATCTACTGGAAGAGTTGTAGTTTGGAATTCGGATAGTTCTGTTCTTGAAATTTCATCTATAACTGGAGAGTTTACTATTGGAGAAACAATTACCGGATCTACATCTGGAGCTTCATACGACCTAAGAACAGTTAATGTTCAACCTTCAGATGATGGATTTGCAGATAATATTAATATTGAAACGGAAGCAGACTCTATATTAGACTTCTCTGAGCAGAACCCATTCGGTATTCCCTAAATAATCCTTATTAT